TAAAGTCACGGTCATTAGGACTCTGTGCATTTACAGGCTGTGTTACAAATACCAGGGCATAAACAGCGCCAAAGGTAATAGTAAAAAAAGTTACAGCTAATACAGCGCCTATAAAAAAGATTAAGCGGGCGTGTATGTCCTCGGGGCTTAGCCGCCTTGCCGGTTTAATCGTTGATCCTAATAAGGTCTTTAGTACAAACGCCTGTAGCTTCGCATTGGGGCGGGTTGCACTCGGGCTTTTCCCAGTTTTCATAATTCTGGCAAGGATAGCGCACCCACCCGTCATAACCACAGCCCACTAGGGGCGTTATACAGAGCAGCGCCCCTAGTAGGGCCTTAGTCACTTTGCGCCTATACCGTATTGCTTCTCGTTAGGCTGTACTGCCTTAACTAAAGGCCCAATTAACCCGGCGATAAAAGCGTTAGCCAATACTTTAGGATCTGTAATCCCAGACATATACAAAGCTGCAACGCTTGCTAGCGCGGCGCGCCCATAGCTGTATAAGGCTGCCTCTAATTGCTTTTTATTCATTTGTCTATCCTAAATGCCCCTTAGTTTATTTGGGTAAGTACCCCTACGGTATGAGTACCGCTAGCGGCAACGGCATATAACGCTTCGTGGTCGCCTACGGGTACAGTTAGTTTATCGCCATTATCTAATTTATAGCCATTACTTGTAGTTACGTTTGGGCCGCCTAAATAAATAGCGCCACCGCCTAGATTATGTAAATTAGCTGTTTGGTCAAAATCTGATTTAGGCACTATTACTACAGCCTGAGTACCTACCACTACTTGCGCGCTAGTCGGCATTTGTTACCCCTAACTTTAAGATTATCTTAGCGGCTTTTTTAGCATTTACACTTACCTCAAAGTGCATTTCGTCTTTGCGGTTACGGTAATCCCCGCCCCAAGTTAGGCCATACTTTTTAGCTAAGGCCCTAATCATTGGCACTTTATCGGCTGGAAACGTACCTACAGCTGCTAGCGGGTGTTTAGTCGCGTTTAAGTCTATTGCTGTACCGCTGCTATGGCAGCTGAGGCGGTCTGTGCTACCGCGCACCATACGAAACGCATAGCCCCACTCGTCTAAAGCGCCTTCATCTATTGGCTCTATTAGTGCGTGAAACTCAGCCGCAAAACCTACTAATAACGGTGCTACAGCCTCAGCGCATCTAAGCTTTCTATTAGTGCCGGGTACTGGATAACTTTTTATGCCAATTTCTGCCGGGTCTTTACTGGCAGGCCAGCCGTTATAGCTCGTTAGCATCTACCCAAACCTGCTCTGCCTCGTTCCAGTAACACCTACCCTCTATAGGCATAGGAGTAGGCGGTTGCCAATTAAAATTATTATCTAAAGCCCAACTAGGGTAAGGCTGTGGCGCTATAAAAACATCATTAACGGTATCATACGCATAACCTACGCTAGCGTATTGCTTACGAAAATTATTATTTATTGAGGTCTGTATCCAATTACCGCCTAGCAACTTTGTTAAAAACTCTTGGCCTTTAGACTCAACCTCAACGCCGTCTATAAGCAGCTCTTCATTTTTTACAACTACAACCTGTTTAACTATATTGTTGTTGTCTAATTCTGCAAAGTGTGCCATTAGAAAGTTATGCTCCCAGTTCCAGTAAAGAAATAATATCTATAACCGCCTGTCGTAACTATCTCTGGAGAGCCCGTAGTTGCTGCTGCTGCTGCAAAAGTACTTGCATATTTAATTACTAGCGCTCCCGCTTTACCAGTTCCCCCAGGATCTGATCCTGCACCGCCACCGCCTGAGCCATAAGAAACGGCGTTATTGCCAGCGCCAGTTTTTGTTCCATCTCCTGCGCCAGTTCCACCAGCGCCAGCGTTTCCAGTTCCCTCAAATGAACCGCCGCCACCAGAACAAACCCGCGTCATACCACTTAAAGCAGTAAAATTACCGCTGGTTAAATTGCTATCAAGAGTTGTTAGTAAATAACCTTGACCGCCTGCTCCAGCTTGACCTGAAACACCATTTGCTCCAGCAGCTGTTGCTCCACCGCCGCCGCCTGAGGATCTATCAGTTGATGAAAATCTAGTTCCGCTACCACCTGCATTGGTATTGCTGCCGCTTGCAGTTCCGCCATTTTGTGTGGTTGTAAATTGCCCTGAAGCACCGCCACCTGATCCCCCTGTTTTGCCCGCTCCAAATCCAACGGCATTTCCACCGCCGCCGCCGCCGCCTAAACTTACAACTGTTGTTAAATTAAATGTCGTTGATGTGCCATCGCCGCCTTGAACTGGGGTTGCACCTACTCCACCTGAACCACCAGCTCCAATAGAAATACTGTAATTTACTCCAGCGCTAATAGCTTGAGCAGTTACTATGTCTAATTCACCTGCGCCGCCGCCGCCGCCTTCTCGCCCACCACCACCGCCTGCGCCAAAAGAAAAAATATCTATTGCCGTAGGTGCTGCAACGCTTAATTTAGATGACGCAATAATGCCTAATAAAGTCATTAAGCTATATCTCCTACTACCAAAAATGTATTAGAAGCGGTGCAGATAATAGAAGCTGCGCTGTATTGTGCGCGTAGTTTAGGTGCGCTTGCGCTTGCGCCTGTGCTAGTTATTGTTACCCCTGCGCCTTGCGCTAAGGTTACTTGGCCTGCGCCTATCTGAGCAATATTTATTACATCACCTGCGCTAAATACAGACGGCGGCACAGTTAATGTAATTGGGCTGGCATTGTTAAGAGTTACTAGTTGATTAAGGTTGCCTGCTACTAAGGTATATGTAGTGCCTGTTTCTGCATCAAACTCTAGTTTTAAGCGTAGTACAGCTGTACCGCTAGTAACGCCGCCTGATAGCCCTGAGTCTGTGCCTGTAGTTATGCCCGTAATATCTCCAACAGGTGCGCCTACCCAGTTTGAGCCATCATAGTATTCTAAAGCGTTTGTATCTTTTAAGAAAGAATATTGGCCCTCTTGTGGAGAAGCTATAGCGCTACTGCGCGCCGCTGCACTTGCAAAAACTAATACACCTTGCATTAAATAGCCGTTTACGTCCGCGGCTGTTAAAACCTCACCTGTAGTAAAGGTCTTAAATCCTAAGCCCGCTGCCATTGTAACCCCCTTAGTAGCTTAGTACGCCTGTGTCTAATTCTGAGAAGTCTAGTATAAAGCCCTCTATAATTGGCTCAAGTGTCGTAAATGTCGCCTTCCAAGATCCCGGCGTTATATTCATAGCTACACCGAATACCTGCAAGGTTTTATCTAAAGTAGAGCCCCCGGGCTGATTAGTAACTATAGTTATAGGGTCAAAAAAATCTAAGTCTAGGGCTGCAATTATGCCGGCATTATAGTTATCTGTGTATAAATCTAGGGTAATGGCATCACAGCGTACTGTCGTTTCTTTGTGGCTAGCTACATAGGCCTCAGCATAATCTAGCGCCCCTGCGTCTGTCTGCATTAGTAGCCCTTGCTGGTTATAGCTGTGTGTAAAGTACTTATCTATGCTTGGTTGATCTATAGCTAGTTGCGTAGTACCGCCTGTGCGTGTGATGCTAGCGGCGTTATACACCAACGTATCATCTAGCCGCCATACGGCATTAAAGTAGCTTATAACTGTGCCGTTATCGTTAAAATCTACAGGTATGCCAGCCACAGAGCTAGCAGCTGTGTTACGGTCCTTAAAGGTAAAGCTACCGCTAGGGCTTACATAAAACGCCCCGTACTCACTTAGCGTTACTGTGCTAAGCGCTCCTAAGCTAGTGCGCGGTGTGCCGGGGTCTGCCTGTAGCGTAGTAAGCCCTGCGTCTATATCGCGCATAGAGGCGGGCCACCCTATTTGGTCTAGTATTTGGTTTACCCGCGTACCTGATAAGTCACCAGCGGTAGCCCCTGCTACTGTAGAAATCTGGGCATTTTGTGCAAGTCTAAACGCGTCTACCGCCGTTATCGTGGTATACACCACCTCGGTAGCATCTTTAGGCGTAGTAGTGTTATAGCTAGTAATAAAGCCGCTAAAAATAGGGTAAGTAACGCTGTTATAAGTAGCCGTTATCTGTACTTTACGCATAGGGTCTAACAGACCAAAATAAGGGCCGCTAGTATTTTGAGGGTTAAAATCACCGTTTTGATCTATTATTCGTAAGTTAAGTGTACCTGTTTGGAATTGGTCAGCTTGAGGGTTACGCCCTCTTACTGTCTGTATGCTGTCTACTTGATCAGATACATCTACGATTACAGCCGCGCTATCTGCTAATACGTTTGTATCTAGTATGCCTTGCCCTAAAATCATAGCCTGAGCAAAGCTAGGCCCGGTACTAAAGTTAATTATAGCGTTTACTACTGGTATGGTCATAGGCCACCTGTGTAGCGCAGCGGGTCACCTTTACGCTCTAGGTCTAATATAGCTTTCTGTACTGCTAGCGCTATTGTGTCCTCACTACCTATTACCCCTGCGTTTACTGTTACATAATTATCACCCATACGAAAACGTGCAGGGTCAAAGCTAGAGCCCGGGCCTATGCCGGGTGTATCAAATGCGCCCATAGCTCTTAATCTTGCTTGCTCATCACCTAGCGCATTAAGCGCGTTTGTACTCATAGCATCTGTAAGCGTGTCTATCTGCTCTTTTAATAAAAAGTTAATACCCGTGCCTGTGCTAGTAGTAGCCCGTAAGCTAGTTAGTGTTGCTATCTGTCCAGCAATACCAGCTGCTAAAACACCACCACCACCACCGCCGCCACCGCCACCGCCACCGCCACCGCCACCGCCGCCGCCGCCACCGCCGCCGCCGCCACCGCCGCCGCCGCCA